TTTTCCGGATGACTGAGAAACAGGGTATCGGGCATCGCACCCGATCCATTCCTAATCATCCCAAACTTTGCAAAGTTGCCTAACGCATGAACCGCTTGGATTCAAATCGGCATCGCACCGAAAACTTGGATAAGATCCTGACGCATCTCGACAGGGGGTTATTATTTTCCTATCCGTTTGAGGTAGAAGTCAGAGCGCCTAACGCAACCCCGCCTCTCAACCATCCAAAAATCTGAAAACTGAAATTGCTCCCTTGTGGGGAACTGTAGTTAAGATGAGTAATCAACACTTGCTTCCCCGATCTCCATCGGTTATTTCCGCGTCTACAGTGCCTCACGGGAGAGCAATCTCCCAACTTGAAAAGCAGTTTGGCAACTTGCTTAGGTTCGTTCCATATCTGTTATTGTTGTTGTGTTAGTTAGTTTAGGACTATCAATCCTTTTGGGTTATGCGGGGAATTTTCACTTTGAATTTTCCCTTTCGTCTAGGCATGGTTTTAGCTTGTTTATCTCGCGGGCAAAGCCGTCTGAGTTGTTCCTGTTTACCGGAACTACCATTTTAGTTACCCATTGGTTCGTCTCCTTTTGTTGTTGTTTGTGTTGTTGTTTCTTATACGTTTATTTTAACATCTGGATAAGCGGCTTGCAAGACTAATTCTGCATTTTCTTCAAAGTTTTTTGCAGAAGGTTTTAACTCCGTTATCCCCTTGCTCTACTATTATAATCGACAGATAAGCGTTTGTACAATACTAATTCTGCATTATTTAGAAGATTTTTACAGACTATTTCCGGTGGTGAAACGATCTAAAAAGTGGATCGGATCGCTGGATTACCGATTGCTAAACATCCGGCAACGTGGCAACAATGGGTTTCTGAAAAAGCTGATTCACGAAGAACGATCCAATTTAATCTGGTGATCCCGTTTTCCTTTTCTTCTGGCGTTGCATTTAATCCAACCATCCCAGTGACATGGGCAAACTTTCGTTTGTCTTCCGAAAAGTTAGATCTGCCGATTGTGTTTGTAGTGTAAGAATTAGCATCTGCTTGGGTGGCGGTGACAACCAAACAATGATTGCTTTGAGATAATGCTCTAAGCTGTTTCCATGTTGCATTGATCTGATCCCTTGTATCTTTATATCCAATTGGCGGTGCAAGAATATCCGCGTAATCAATTACGATCACATCTGGAACCCACCCATCTCGTTCCCAACTTTGGAGAATGGATTTTATTCCGGCAACGGTCAAAGTTGAATTTGGGTGACAAGATAATCTCAGCATCGAGTCCTTCGATTTCACTTTGGTCTTCAGAACTTTTTTGCAGGCTTTCAATGCTGATTGCCATCCAACTGGTTTCGTAGTTTCCCGATGATCGAAATCAACTAAGCACATTGGAGTGCCGTGTTCTTTTTCGATGAAAGTTGGGTAGTCATATTTTTGTGGCGTAAGAGGTTTTCGAATTGCCCGCGTCATCAATCTTCGCATGATTTGGTTCTGTGACATATCGCCAACTTCGAACAACGCAACCTTTTTCCGTTGGCACATTGCTCGCCAAGCAATATCCAAAAGCCACCAAGTTTTGCCCCGCTTCTCAGATCCCATAAATGCGATAAACGCATCTCGTTGTAATGCACCTTTGAAGAAATCCCCAAGCGCCTGTGGATATTGGATGATTGGTTCTTGTGCTTCTTCGAACGATTCACGAATTGCATCTTCATCCGTCAGAACATCAATCCCTGCTCCGGATCCCATTTCGATTTGACCGTATTGGTTCACGGAGTTGAGTGCTTTTTCGACATCCCCAGATGAGACATCTCCACGAATGGAATCAGATAATCGTTTCAACTTTACTTTGTTGAAATACTCAGAAGCAATATCGATTGTGTAATTGCTGTTGGAAGCATCTTCGTAATTCTGATATTCATCGCTCAGATTNCCGAGAAATTTTTCGACGATTCGAATTGTATCGTCATCCGCATGAACGGATCCAGCCCAAGATTCAAACAGACTTTCGATTTCTTCTTTGGGTGCTGCTTCGTATTCATTGTAAAAATCCACGCACCATTGACCGATTAGATTTCCCCATTGGGATTTGAATAAACCGGATTCCCACTTGGATGAGATTCTCCCTAAAACTTGTTTGTCCACGATCATCCCGATAAGGATTTTTCGTTCTTCCCCGCCCTGCCTCTTGGTGATTTTCATTTGTGTAGCGCCGATAAAAATTTGGTTGCTTCCTGCGATGAACGTCCAAACCCAACAAACAAATCTGAAATGTGTTTTTCAAATTCATTCGCTTCAATGGAAAACACAAGTGGTTTCAAATTCCCACTCCACTGTTCCCAATTGTGAGTCCGTTCCCAAATATTATCGAACCAAGTCGAAATGAAATGTGTCGGAGAGGACAAACTTTCAATCAAATGGTTGATTAAACTTCTTTTTTTTCTGAATTTTATTCGATCACTTCGGTTTAGATTTTCATCTGGTTCTGTTACAGATAATTTGGTGATCTCAGTATAGAATTTTTTGTAGTTGTCTAAACTTAATTGGACGTAAGGTGCTAATTTTTCAGATGTGTTTTTAGTCCAAACTTTGGTTTGGAGTTGTTCAACTATTTTTTTAGCTTCAGAAGATATTTCAATTTCTTGGATTGGCGGTAATTGATTCTTTGTTCTTTCAATCGCATTTAAGATTCGATCATATTTTTTTCTGAATGTTTTTGCATCNTATGATTTTGGAGTGTATTGATCTTTGAAGTTTTTAGAATACCAATCNATGGTTTTTTCNATTTCTTGGATTGGTATCTTATCCCTTTTCCTCATCATTGAAAAGTGGTTGGGTGAATTATTTTTTATATTTGGCTTTTGATATTTTGTTGGGAGACACATCAAGAATTTTTTGGTGAGATCAACATCAACATCTTCTGCAATTTTCTTACCTTTTCCCAAATCAAGTTTGCTCACCATACGCTTTGTTTTATTCTTTTTTATCTTATATAGAGAGACTTCACCTTGAGGTTTACCCTGCCTTAACACTGAGGTTAAGTCTGCCTTAACATTGATGTTAAGTCTGCTGCTGTTTTCTGCAATAATTTTGTCCGTTGAAATGGTTTTCAAGTATCGTTTTTTCCCATTGAAAGATGACTGCTCAATCAGATTTTTCTTTTTCAGATTGGAGATCATTCTTGAGATATGATTGGGGTGGACATTTAGTAGTTCTGAAAAATAATCATTCGATGCAAAACATCCGTCATCATTTTCTAGTCCAGCGATTGCCCCAAATAGAAATGCTTCCGAAAGAGATATTTCTTTTGATTGAAACAGGTTCAAGATATTAGAGGGAATCCACACTCCTTTGAAAGATTCGTTCATTGTAAAAATTTCCTCAGTTGGTTGATCTCTTTTTTNCTTGCTTCGCTGGCATCTTTCGATGATAAAACTACGTTGTAGGTTTCACCGCTGAATGGTTCCAAAAGATCACAAATTTCTTCGGCTCGTTTTTGTGCGTTCGGCTCATTGTCGAAACATATCACACGAATAGGATAGTTTGAAATTCTGAGAACTTGGGATCTGCTGAATCCAGTTCCGCAAGTGGCAACGGATCCAACCCCAGTTCTCCAAACATCGAAGCAACCTTCGTGAACAATAATCGCGTGGCGACAATGTTCTTCCCCGTACAATATTGATTTGTGATTTATTTCTTCTTGCTCTGCTTGGGCTGAATAATAACGTATTATTGCTTCATCGCTGATGCTTCGCGTTGTCCACGAAACCGTTTTTGTTTGGAATGTTATTGGAATGAAGATACGCCAAGAAAGATTGGTATGAATCCCGATCCCCCCAATATCCCACAGATCAGATAGTTCATCCGGATCGTAATTTCTTTTTTTAAGATACCGACGATGTTGTGGTAGAAGTTCCCCAACTCCTTTTGGGATCTCTAATGTTCCACGTTTATCATCGAACTCAATTGGATTTGAGTTTTTGAGATCTTCCAGAAGTTTATTAACATCCTTGAAACTTAGTCCGGTCATCTCAACTAATGTCGGTGCGATTCTTTGGCTTCCACATTTCCAGCAGTTGACATAGTTGTAAGATAAGTTCCAGCCTAGATGAAATCGTTTGGAATCTTTTCCGCAAAAAGGACAATCAGTTTGGATCCATCCAGATCTACAATGATGATTNCCTTCTCTGACAAATTCAATCCGCAGTCGGCTTAGTAGATCGTCGAGTGTAATCAAGGNTNGAGTCCTTTTGGATTTTTTCTCTCATCATTTTTGTAATCATATCTGCCATCGTGATACCACGCTTGGCACAATATGCTTTGAAATGATCTTTGACTTCTCGCGGCACATGCCGAATATACACAGTCGTTTTATTCCCCGTCATCTTAGAATCTCCTTTTGAAGTTGGTCGAAAATATTTAAGTCACCATCAATTTTCCCGCCGTCCAAAGTGGCGCTGAGAATGTCTTGTTTGTTTTGAATGATGTCGGATAGCTTTTCTTCAATGGTATTAATCGCGACCATGTAGTAGCAGGTGGAAACATTCGTTTGACCTATCCTGTGGATCCTGTCCTCCGCTTGGGAATGTTCTGAGGGTGTCCACCCAAGTTCGGCAAAAAGTACCGTTGACGCGGCTGTGAGAGTTAATCCAACTCCCGCTGCTTGGATATTACC